GCTCAAACATTAGCAGTTGACCAGCCGGTATCATTCAGTGCTAACATAGGTACATTAGTTACAGGTACAACATACTTTGTTAAAACTATTGCTAATGCTGCCGCATTCACAGTTTCTTCAACACTAGGTGGTGCACCAAAAGTTATGACAGCCGCAACTGGTACACCTGATGCATTACAAGACAGTATCACATTGGCAGCAAATGCATCATCAACAATTGGTGGCTTGGGTCAGAATTATGTATATGCAAATGACGAAGCTGGTTTCATTGTTCGTCAAAAAGGTAAGACAAAATATCTAGTACAAGGTGGTACGACTGGTTTAATTGCACAATGCTATACAGCAAACGTTGCTAACACAGCATTGACACCAAACACAATGAATATCTTGTCTACTGATGCAGCCTCTGCTACAGCATATGTTTCAAGTGTTAATGATTACAATACTGAAGTGTTCCCAGCACAAGTTGCACCTGGTTCATTAAGTGTAGGTACAGTATATACAATTTACAGTACTGGCACAACAGATTGGACAGCATGTGGTGCGGCATCTAATATGACAGGTGTTTCATTCGTTGCTACAGCAACCGGTACTGGTACAGGTACTGCGGTATTGAACACAGTTAACCCTGATGTTATCGCTACATTCAACACAGCATACGCCGCTAATACATATGACGGTCAGCCTAACCCAATCGTTACGATTGCTAGTGCTTAATCATGATGGTAGCGAAAACTATTAAAATGCCAAAAACTGAAACGGACATCGCAGTGCTTCAAGTACAGGTACAAAACATCACAAATGATATCAGCGAAATCAAAGCTGATATCAAAGATGTAAATGCTTGTATTGCTAGAAACAATGAAGATACACATCAGCTTCTTAAAGAAATGAAAGATGCTAGTGCTAATGCCCATAGGGCTATGTCTGACAAAATTTCTGCGCTCGAAAAATGGCGCTGGATGATGATGGGGGCAGGTATAGTTCTTGGCACATTGGGATATGATACAGTTGCAAAACTGCTAAAATAAAAAAAGAGACTTAGGTCTCTTTTTTTGTAAGCGAATTTAGTTTTTTCTGAACAACATCAAAGTTAACCGTGTTAAACAACCCCGGATGTAATGGTTTGGGGTATTGTTTATTACCTACCCAAGCATAACCACAATGTTCATCATTTAATATAGGAGTAAATTCATCTGATACTTTACAAAAAAATGTATGATAGGTAAATGTATTATTGACAAACTTCTGAATGGGTACAAGTTTAGCATGTTCGGGGAAGTAATTTACTTCTTCCATACATTCACGTTGCAAACCTTCAAGTAATGTTTCATCAGTTTCTATTTTACCACCGGGTATACCCCAGTTACCTGGATTCTTATTATCATTTCTTAACAGGTATAGGAAACGTTTTGTATTTTCAGAATAGAAAAAGACGCCTGCAGAAATATTATTCATACTATGATTTATCACAGTATTAGATGACGATAGAATAATCCCCTTGAGCATACCAACCTTCATACGACTTCATCCAAACGTTGTTGATATAATCAAATCTATACTGCAAATCAGTAGTAAGATTGGTTACGTATTCTATTGTGGTAGCAGACTGACTATCAAATGATACAAACCATTGACCCGATGTTGCGTCAAATTCAACAATATCATTTGCATTTGCAATTAATGCTCCCCAGGCAATAGTGGTATTATTTGGACTACCTATATCTTCTACAATAAGATATCTACGCCCATTGATTGGACCTGGTAGTCCTGCGTTTGGTCCTGTGACTAGTGGGTTAATCACGCTGTCTACAGGATCCAATGTGTTTTGTGGCAGGGTGTCAGGATCAATATCGTATATTAATAATCTATCATCTGTTGGATCAGGCACAATAGTACCAACAATGTCAGTAGTCATAAATGGATTTTGTAACCATATCTGACTTATACCCGGTCTTATTGTCCCATAGACATTTAATAAACTAGTCCAGTATAAACTAGTGTCAGGTGGAGGAGGATATTCTAAACTTTCATTACTTGGATAGAATGCTTCATCTGCTGGTAGTAGCTGAAGTCTATTACCAATCAGTAACAACTTATATCCATATGGTGTAATCTTTTGCCGAGTTCCTAACAATAAATCATCATCTTGTATATCTTCTAATGCTTGACCTTTAAAGATACTAGCAATAACTTTTTCGATAACGCCCATCTTTTTAAGTTTAGCGGCATTACTTAACCATATAGGCATATAAAATTTCCAACTTAATACATCAATAGGATTACCTGTACCTTGCGGTATACTGCGACTGGTAAATGTTAATCCATCTTGATAAACAACGCTTAAACTGGTCCAATCAATAAAATTATCAGTACTTTGTATTTCTAATGAAGGATTAAACAATGTTCCTATCTGCTCAACTAATTCTAATTTTTGTTGATAGTTAGTTGTCCAAAAATCAACATTAATTCGCAATGTATAGGGTACGGGCATTAGTCGTTCAACTGTAAATGCCTGTCCTTGTACAGTTTCGTATTGTTGTGTTTCACTATTATAACTACGTTGGCGAACCTGCATCTTATCAATGAATGTAGGATCTTGTGTACGTCTTTGGTCATATTCTAACCCATTAATATAATATGTAATTAGTGGTGCGCTTGGCAAATTACTTGCACTATTATTAGCGATGATAGTACTAGCCTGCCGACTTGAATCACCATACATTATAGGCACACGCACAAGTATTTCATTACCTGCAGGATCTTTACCTTTAGTAACTTGCCAGTTACTGAATATTTTTGCAAATTGTATTAAAAATCTGCGTATCTGATTGTCATAGAAAAATTGTGCCATTTATATTCTTTAAGGTGTGGGTGGTATCGGATCCGGGGCTATTGTAAGTATTGTACTTAATGCCTGTTTCTGTGTAGTAGATGTTCCATCTGTCAACACCGTCACGTTACTGTTATTTATGAAGCTAGATTGTTGTGACAAATCTCCAGCAGTCATACCAGTTTGAGTTCTTACATTTTCAGAGATTCTTACCCATAGTCGTCCGTCCCAACGATATAATAGTTGAGGTAGATAATCTATACGCAAGAAGTAATCCCCTACTTGTGGATTTTGAGGGAACGCAATACCTGCACCTGTTGGGAATCCGTTAGGTGCAGTGCCATCACCGTCTAAATATCCTGTTGTATAGCCGAAGCTTCTTGGGCTACTACGTGCAATGAATTGGAATCTAGGATCACAGTCAGCACGATAATCCATAGTATTTGGACCGTATGGCTCTGTACCTGTAAAGCCAGGCGCTTCTGGATTCTGGTCAGCGGTAGCATATGTATTATCAGCAGTACCATATGGCCCTGTGATATTATATCCTATGCTATCAATAGATAATACTGTGTAGCCAGACACTGGGCCTGAACCACCGTCAGTTAATGTTGGTGCAATAGTTATTGACCTTAACGATAATGTTGATTTAGGTGCAACTACTCCTGCATCAACCGTCATGTCCCAAATAGACTGTGCTGACGCGGCAGAAATTCTTAGTACAGGACTAGCAATTCTATATTCTGAAGAACTTACCATTGCAATAGTAGCAGTAGGTGGCCCTGGATTTGGAATTATAACATCAATAGGTGGTGCCGGCTGATTATATTTACCAGACAATTCTGTATTAGTTTCAAACGTACCATATGTAGGCACAACATATAAGTTGTTTCTATCATAACCTGATTTAGGTACAAGTCTTTCGGCTTCTTTCAATGCCGCATCGTTGATTGCAATATTCTTATTGTAAGTAGCAAGAATGTCTTTAAGATTTGATGCCGTATCTAACTCCCAATATGTTGGATCTGGAGGATATATTCCAGGTGGTACTTCTATTTTACTGATATAATTCTTATCGCCAAATGTAATAACATACCCCGGTGGATACGTTTTATCTTTATCCCATAATCCTAAATAATTATCTTGGTTAATAGGTTCTGTTAATATCTGACTAAATTCTTCACTATCAACTAATGGTTCGCACTTAATACGCCACATATGTGGATACCAAGTTTGACTAAATCCTTCACTGGAAAAGTTAGCATCAGTAATACTATAAAAACGTTTTAATGCTACTGGGATAGTTTCTTTTAATGGATTATAATCTAATAAGTGTGGTAATTCTAATACATCACCAACCATTAGTTTCCTTCCAACAATATCAATCATATCATTATAATGAACGTTAATAAAGATAATATCATTGTTTAAGAATAAACCAAACTGACTTAAATCAAAATCTAAATTCTGTACATTATAATGTCCACGTAATCTATAAATGTTTGGGTCATATGTTCTATCTCTATTCTCTAGGAATAATAAATCCTGAATATTTAGTGGATTTAAACTATCATATTCTGGTTGGGTATAATCAATACTAGGTCCTTGATTAGTAGGACCTAAATACTTGTGAATGTATAAATCCGTGCCACCGACACGCAATTCTTCCGATATAGTTCTATCAAAGAAACGATAATCATTCTGTTTATTTGGGCGGTATAAGGATAACTTTGGCATAATAGTATTTATCGCAATGTCCTACCCTTGAATCCTAAGGTTGACAATAAATATGGGTTATGCTATAATAATAAAATCAATACAAAGGAGTGCCTAATGGCAACACGTAAGCGTAATACAGAGGACCATAGTCTAGTTAAAGCATTAAATCCACGGGATGTGGATGTACAACATTATGGAGATGAACCACTATTTGTTCTACAACCCGATGAGGATAAGCGTAGAGTCGCATTGATGCGTAGTTTTACTTGGTATCATCGTTTTTATGGGAAAAAAGATGCTAAGGAATTATTGAGTCAGTATTTGGAATACAATAAACGCACAAACGATTCTAAAATTATGCGTCGGGTTCACGAAAATGAATTCTTAATGACACTATGCTGGTTGGCACGTATGCAGTTACGTGGCCTTGAATTGACTGAACACGAGGAACTAACACTTGAAAACGAAATCAGTCGTTTGTTAAAGTTAGTACATAAACCAGAAGAAGAAAAAGTTGAAGTTGTGGCACCTGCACGACCCAACATTCAGGACATATTAAAAGAAAAAGCACGTGATGCCGCAGGTGAACTTGAAGGACTGTTTGATGAATTCATTACATCCGGTGCACCTACAAAGCACACACTACGTCCAATGGATGAAGTTGCTAAAAAGAATGTGATGCCACAACATATCAGTATTTTAACTGAAGTATGGAAAAAGAAACTGAATGAGTTTGAAGATGTTCTTAAAGGTACTGATGCACAACTTGTTCAAGGTTACAATCATTTGACTAAAACACAGGTTAAAAACATTGTTAAGTTTATTGAATTGGTTATCAATGACTTGAATAGTTACATCAGTGTTAAGAAAGCCGCTAAAGCTCCTAGGGCACGTAAAGCAGTACCAGTTGAGAAGATTGTATCTAAACTCAAGTATCAAAAAGTATTCAAAGATACTGCAAACAAACTTGATTTAATCAGTATCAGTCCTATCAAACTTCACGGTGCAAGCGAAGCTTGGGTCTATGATAGTGCAAAACGCAAATTGCATCACTATATTGCCGATGATTACAGCAAAGCATTTACTGTTAAAGGTAATACATTACTTGGATTTGATACGGCAAAAAGCGAAGTTAAAACATTACGTAAGCCTGCTGAACAATTAAAAGAAATTATGGGAAGTAAACCGGCAGCTCGTAAATACTTTAACGACATTAAAGCAGTCGCTACTGCATCTAATGGTCGCTTTAATGAGAATATGATTATACTGAAAGCATTTTAATGAGTAATATTGATTTAAACAAATACAAAGATTTTGTAAAGGCTGTAACAAGTAGTGCAAGTAATGACTTGACTACATTTATGAACCGTTGTGATGAACTTGATGGTAATGATGGAGGACCTGATATCAATGTCCCACTATTACTTACAGCTTGTTTAGGATTAGCGGCTGAAGGTGGTGAGTTTATTGAAGTGCCCAAGAAGATGTTTTTTCAAGGTAAACCACTGACAGAAGCAGAAGTGTTTCACTTGAAGCGAGAGTTGGGTGATGTTATGTGGTATTGGATTAATGCTTGCCGTGCATTGAATCTTGACCCAAATGATGTGATTGATGAGAATGTTCGTAAGTTGGAAAGTCGCTATCCCGGTGGTAAATTTGATGCACATTATAGTGAAAATCGTAAAGAAGGTGATATCTAAGAACCAATAGTTTCCTGATAAATACAATATCGGGAAACATATATGACAATATCAGCAACAGCAAATATCCTTTCTACTCCATCTGGATTAACCCTGGATGAACTAAAACAAGCATTATTCAGTAATCTGCGTTATAGATTGGGTGATGGCATCATTGACCTAGAGTTAGATCCGCAACACTACGAAGCGGCATATAACTACGCTATTAAAGTATATCGTCAAAGAGCACAAAATGCTACGGCTGAATCATATACACTAATGACAGTTGTAAAAAACGTAGATACTTACACTCTACCGCAAGAGTTTATCAATGTTCGTTGTATCTATCGTAGAACAGTTGGATTAGAAACAGGTCCAGGCTCAAGCAGTTTCGATCCGTTCAGTTCTGCTATATTAAACACTTATTTGTTAAACTATAACTATGCAGGTGGTATGGCAACATATGACTTCTATGCTGGTTATGTAGAACTAGCCGCACGTATGTTCGGTGGCTATGTAATCTATACATTCGATCCAGTTACAAAAGTTATACGTATTGTTCGTGATCCAAAAGGTAGTGGTGAGCGTGTTCTTATTTGGGCTGACGTTCAACGACCAGAAGAAGTGTTACTAC